CTTGGTAAATCATCAGTAATTTCTCGTTCTATATCAGCATCGAGAAATTGTTCATAAATCAGATGTTTGATGTCGAATGTGATTGCTCCTACTGCCAACATATTTGGTGCACCTACTGGTTGCAAAACTTGATGTTCAGCATACTGTAGGTTAGCCATAATATCTTCACCGGCACTTGTCATTGCTGGAATAGTTCCTGTTGGTTGTGGATTGGTTTGACTTGGCAATGATGAAACTTGCATTGCATGTGCTGACTGATTCATTGTAGCGGGTTCCATTGGTTGGTCAGCATTTGAAGTAACACTTGTTGGTTCAATTTGGCTGAGCATAGTTTTGATATAATTGTTAATATTATATCTAACAGTGAAAATACATCGTTGGTCACGTAGTATTTTAACTGCTTCACCGGTAATTGATGTCATTGATTTCCATTCACTCTTAAGCCATTTCTTGAATAATTTATCACTTCTAAAATGATACTTAACAGTCTTGAAACAGTCTTCAGTATGTACATCTCTCGCATGATCACATTCCACTTCAATTAATGGTTCGTCGCAACTATTAGCTGTTACTTTAGTTGGTTCGATTTCACCATAATTCATAGTAGCAGTCATTGCTGGAACAATTCCTGTTGGTTGTGGAATTGTGCAACCTGGCACTAATGAAATTTGCATTATTGATGCTGGTTGATTCGGTGCTGTGAGTTCCATTGGTTGGTCAGCATTTGCAGTAACACGTGTTGGTTCAATTTCACCATAAGTAATTACAGATCCAAATGGAATTTGGAGTTCACGTAATTGTTGGTATAATTTATGAGAATGATCTTTAATGATCTCACCATTAATTTTCAAGCGTGGTTCTTCTGTTGGTAATGATTTACGAAGACTTTCACATGCATTCCTCTTAGAAATAGCTTTCGTTTTCCCTTCTCCAGTACCACGATAAACATCATTATCTACTGAAATGTAACCTGTACATTTCCACTCAAGATTATTATCAGGTCCTTCTGCAGAGTATTCATAAACTGCTGGTTGCATACCACGTTTCTGTAAATATTCATTAATCCACATGTCTGCCATGTTTTTAAATTTTTGAAAGTTCAAAGTTGAATTCGCTTCAATTTGTATTTTTGATTGAATTGTGAGGTCCTCCTGTGCCTTAGAAACAGGAGAAATACGGTGTCCACGGATATAATCGATGAATAATTCTCGAGCGTATTTATACGGTGTTATATCAAACGGCACTGAATATTCTGCACATACATCTATTGCGATGTTCTTGCAAGTATTGTAAAATTCTTCATCATGTAATGAAGCTTCTAATAATGCAGTTACCAAATTTGATTGTATTTGCTCTCTGGTTAATTGATTATACCAAAATAACATGGCTAAGATTGATTTTTCTGATAGTTTTGGGAAATAAATCATAGGTTCAACTTGTACATAAGTACGAGAACAGAATGAAACTAAACCTTCTGTTTTTGTTGGTGTTTGAGTTAAACCATATTTTGCAGCATCTTCTACCAAGTCTTTATCAGTAACTGTTAACACATTAGAAATTTTACGAATAGCATCGTCTCCAAGTATTTTAATTACAAAGTTCTTCTTTATCTCACCATAAGTAGGGAAAACTTTAAAGTCTTCTAACCATTTCCGGCAGAAAGTGTAGAGCGAAACCTTCAATACTGTATGACAGTTCATTAATGTTGTTACATATGAACCTGAACAGTTACCACAATCGATGAAATAGATATTACCATCTAATGTGTGTAACCTATTGGTTAGCATTTCTGCCATTGCAGTACGGATTTCGTATGTTTCATTTCTCAATACACATTCTACAAAATCTTTGATTAGAACGCTAGGTGTTGATTTATCTAATGCTTTAAAATCAGCATTTAAGAATTCTCCTTCTATAGCGTCAAACTGTAACATGTGTGTTGTTGCGTCTAAATAGGGATTTGTTCCAATGCAGTACATACCCATTTCATGTTTAGCAATAACTTTATTCAAGAAATCACCAAAATACGATTTGAGTACCATATTAATTGATAGATCAAGTTCGTTAAATAAGCGAACTTTACCAACTGCTACTTTCTCTTTTGGTAATAATTCCACTTTTGCATTGTCTTTAGAAATTATTAATGGAGCATAGCCTTGTGCAATTGACCCATGATATAAATAGTAATCATCCATGAGTGTCTTCCCAGCCTTTGTAGTATCGTTAATACGATAATATGGTTTTGAATTTAATTTTGATTCATTCAAGTTGGTAAATAATATATCAGGCGTTTTTAATGGTCGTTTGGTTTGAATACCGAATTGCTTCTTAATTTTAGGACCTACAGATGTTTCCATTTCTAGTCCTTTAAGATGCCCGACACCATTTACTACTTCATGTAATTTCAATATGCGTGTAGTACCATAATCTACGTCATACATTGTTTTGATAATCTGAGTGACATAATCATCAATGCGTAGATCATAAGTACCAAGTGTTGGTAATTTTTCTGCATATTTTACTGCTTGTGAAAATAATGGTAAAATGTTTCCTTTACGGTCTTTGTAAAGTTCTGAAGCGTCTTTAACATTATCCATATTTAGTGCTGCTGGAATTTTAGGACATTCTGCATATTTTTCACCGATTGATACATATTTCTTCTTGAATGCTGGGTTTGAATAAAAGCGTAAATTTGGCATATAACCAAATACACGCAATTTTGAACATCCTTGATAAACACTATCATGAATAGCACCTTGAAGTAGTTCCTTTGTATATGGATCGACTACCATGTGTTTCTTACTGACTTGATGTATGATTGAATCACAAGTTGAATTAGCTTGAATGTTGAATAGGTCTTCCTCACATATGGATGAGAACCATGCATAACCCGCAATACTCAATGCATTATGAATTCCTAAAATCTTTGGTTGATCTTTGTATAGTGTTAATATTGGTAATCCACAATCTCCTCTTTTAAAGATTTTGTATGGATCCATCATTCCAATCGTGTCATATTGCCAGTGTTGTGCTTCAAGACGATAGAGCGGATTATTATCATCAATTTTGGGTGATGCAACATTCGAAATGAATGTTAGTTTGGTAGATACTAGCAATGGTTTTGATGTTGGTCTAATAAAATATGAATCTTCAACTGATGGAAATTCAGTTTCAGACAATAACATATTTCTAATGTCCTTAAATTGTGGAAATTTGTTATCAAGAACACATACTATTGCTAGATCTCGTTTCCTTGAAAGTCTTAATACACGACCTTCGTATGTTTTACCATCAGATTGAATTGTCACTGGTGAATTCTGATCTACAAATATGTGTGAAACCGTAATAAGTAATCTATTACATAGTCCCAGTCCATACACTTTTCCACGTCCACTTACTAATACATAATTTTTACGCAATTTCTCCGCTAATACTTCCACTTCACTCGGTGCTTGATGTTCTTCTTCAGCTACTGTTAGATTGTTAGCATTTGCATGTAGTAATCCTTTACGAATTTCATCTCCTTTGGTTTTAAGTAGATATTCCATGCGTTCAATGTTAGCTTCTCCGACAGCTTTCTTGAATTCACGTGTATAGTCAATTAGTGCATTGCTTCTAAAATCATGTTCCCATCTGTTCCAGGCATCTTTGTAACCACGGTCAATAGCTGATTGTCTAGCTAAGTTTGCAGCTTCTGGATTATGAAGCAGATTCCTCTTGAATGTTTCAGTTTCATTTTTGATGTTATTGAATTCTTTATATTCTTCATCTGAACTAACTCCTGAAGCGTTTGACTCAATCTTGATGTCTTCTTCCTCATCATCACTTTTAAAGAGTTTTGCCAGTATTGTTATGACTCCAGTAACTAGTCCTAATGATACAAGACCAATTACGACTGAGAGTACCTTGTTGTCTTTAATAAAGTCAATCAGGGTCTTGTTAGAGAATTCCTGCTTCTTCTTGATAATTGTTGATAACCACATATGATAATTTAACATAGGTTCCGTTTCACCTATTTCGGAAGCTACATATTGATGTATAGCACCAATAAGTGGTGATGGTAAATTGTTTAATATTTGCGGCATTCTACCTGCATTCTTAAATTCAGCGTATTCCTTGTATGTCATAGAATGACGTTGGTTTTGCCATACAAATATGATTTCCATATTTGCTCTATTATGCGTAACCTCAAATTGTTCTGCAATTGGATTACCGACATACAATTTTTTATCATGTAGAATAATTTCACGTCGTGTATCTTTAATGATGAGTTTACATTTAATCCCAGCTTTGATATCATTTAATATTGTAGCAATTTTCATTGCATTATTAACTAAATCGATATCGTTGTTAATTCTACCAGGCATTAATGTTGCAGCATCTTCAAATGATGAAACCATGGTGTTAAATAGAGCTGTTGTGAACTTGATTTCCGTACCATTTGTCTTTTTGAAGCATGATGCAGTAATAGCTGTTCTTGAACGGAATGTATTTGAGAGTGATTGTACATTATCACATGTTACTACAGCATCGAAATCTTCATTGAATCCATTATAAATATCATGGACTATTGTTACTTCGTTTTTGTCTATAACAATAGCTCCAAAATATCTATATGTATAATCTATGAGCTCTTGTTGTGTTACTACAGCTCCATTATACAAATAGTTTCCTGTCTCATCTACATCAATAGTAATTGCATTTTCTCCTACTAATGCTGATGCTTTTGTTTCTGTTTGAACAGTTCCATGTAAACCAATTCTACGTGCTATTCCTGATGATGCTCCATAAGTATTTACATTCCAGTAAAAACTGTCATTCCCACTAATTAATCGTTTGATTCTGTTGGCGATATGGCGTTCTCGTTTAATCACGAAATTCGTGACTAAGATGTATAAATTACACATATCACCTTGATTAATCCATTTTAAGAATTGTTCATAGTTTTCTTTGCTTGGAACGAGAATGTCATCAATAAGGTATAATCCTCTTGTAAGTGGTGGCTCTTCAAAGTTTTTAACTTCAAAGCGTTTCCATCCTGGATAAGCATTATAGATGTTTTGTATAATGCGTCGTCCAATTTGTGTCTTTCCGGTTTTTAAAGGTCCTTGAATGCGAATTACGTTGAAATTTTGACCACAGTGTGAAGCGTTTGCATTGCAAACACTTTCTAGCCAATCTTCTCGACGTACTCGTTCTGCTTGGTCTACTACTGGAGCATCTGTAATATGTTCTTGACGTAAGAAATTTAACTCACGCTTTGCTATTTGGTACATAATAACTCCAAGTACTTCGTCAATAGTTAAATGGTCAAACAAGAGATTTGTTGCTACTAATTCTCTTGTGTTCATAACCATTCTGAATCGTAAATGCGTAAAATCCTTCAAGCGATGCTTATTCTCGCCTTGTCGTCCTTGTCCTCTTACATCGATAACTTCGAAACGTAAGATACGATCCCATAATGCTTTTGCTGCGTCAGTGTCTAATACTTTGACGACGTCTGGACTTAAATTGTTTGTAGTTAAAAATACACATTTAAGAGCACTTGGTTGGTTTTTGCCTTCAAGATGTGCAGCTTCAAAGTTAAAGTGATCTCCTGATAAGATTTGATTTAAACAGGGAAGATTTGGATCATTACTACGAAGAGCCATAAACTCATCGATGATACCAAAATCTTGACCACCATATGGACCATAAAAGCCATCTTTACGCGGTACAGCTAGATTATATAAGCCAGTGTTGTAGCCCATACGTTCTCCCAATTTTCGTGCGATGTAATTAGAAAGTGTAGATTTACCTACTGCTGCTTCTCCTGCTAATAATACACCAAGTGTTTCTTGGCGTTTTGATGCATTTTTAATAACCTTAATAGCTGATAACTTTTCAGTTAATGTATGCATGTTCTGCAGAATAAGAGTATAAGCAGCTCTTGATGTTGCTGAAAGTGTTCTTGATTGGTAACGATATGTGATAATCGGTAGTGTTTTTCCAATAGCTTCTTCTAACTCTTTGAATAACACATTATCACGCAAATAGTCTAAATAGGGTAATGTGGCTAATTCTGATGTTCGTTTAGCCCACTCATGTAGTTCATTATGTGCAAGTTGATCGCCCGTAATATCGATGTGCAACAAGTCCTCTAATAAGAACTTACTCACATCTTTTGCAGCTGTTGTGATATGCTGTGTACTACGGATTAACATTCCTTGTTGAATGATAGATTTAACATCACACACATTAAATAGTGTGAGTCCTGCGATCACGATAGATATAATAGTAGTTATTGCTGGATAAAACCAATTGATAGAATTAGCAGTGGTTTCACTACTAAATCCTTTAACCACGTCATTAACTTGCGTAATGATTTTGTCACTGTTAAATGATATACCTTTTTGCATAAAGAGGTTACCTACAGTTAACACAAATGTTATCAAAGAAGAAACCAATGTTGCAATTTGCAGCATACGGTTTGTTTTCGATATTGTTTGATACATTGTGTTAATTGCAGTACCTATAGACAACATTGAAGTTGTCAGTGTTGAAATGAATAAAGCAGTTGAATTGCCAAAGATAGGTGCGAACCATTCTTTTCCAACACTATTAGAAATAACTTGGGTTAATGCTTCAAGATTATTTTCATCTGCTTGATAGGTATCCATAGTTTGGTTCCATGTTGGTAAATCGTGAACCGAAACGATATTAGGTTGGTACATATTGTGTACATATACGGTTTCTATAACAGTGTCAACACTTGATGTTGAAGCACTGCTATGTCCAGAATCCGAATCACTATCTGAATCATTTTCTTTAAATTCCTTTTGGGAATCCTTTGGTATCTCAAGTGTACCACCCTCTGGTATAATGAGTTCCTCTTTTTGAGGATTCTCGGGTATCTTAAGTGTACCATCCTGTAATTCCTTTATTTTAGGAATGTTATTAAGATATGTTTCTACATTATCTTTTAACTCCCCATGTTTTACTTGTGACTCTTCACCAAATTGTCGAACTTTAGTGTTAGCGTCAGGCGGCTGTTGGGTGTTCATTGGTATCTTAAGTGTACCATCCTGTTTCTCCTTCTCTAAGAGAAGATTGCTGAGGCGTTCGCCTGCAGCTTGCAATTCACGAGTCAAAGTTTCTTGTTTTTCAAGATAAACTTTCTCCTCCCAAATGGTGTCTTCCTTTGATAAGGAGTTTAGCTCGTGTTTTAGTTTGCATATAAGTTGTTCTGCTTGAGCAATTAATTCCTCAAGCGATTGAATTTTCTTTTGTGTTTGATTAAATTTTTTATTACCTTGTAACGGTAATTTTTGTTTTTTGTTGTTGTTG